TCAATCAGCTTTAACTTATTCTGAGATATTACACTGTTTCTCTTATCGTATGATAATTCTACAGTGTCCGCAAATGGGATGCGCACAGGATCAGTCGTCAACTCATCAAGAGTGTACTCTATATCCGTGTCTTTCCTTTCTTTCGTTTTAGCAGGTAGCGTCTGCCTGTTGACCTCGACATCTGCCGGTGCACCGGCGTTAGGGATATGCACCTTTTTGCCTTCATTCACATAGATATCATCGTTCACCGCCTTGCTCGCGAACGAGTTGTCAGCAAAAAAATCTTTTACGAGGTCTCTTTGCCAAATTTCTTTTTGAACTGCCATTTCTTTTATTTTTTAAATGTTTCGTCAAATTTGCTCTTGTACAGATCAGGATACTGGTTCTTCAGTTCAGCGAGCCTGCCCGCCCTGTCAATCTCGTCCCAAGACATCTTTACGAGGTCCGACTTGTCACCGCCTCCAGAGTGGTTGATAAAGTCGGCCGCTCTCAGATTCTTCTTGGGAAGACTGTTGATAACTGCGACAGCAGATGCTTCGTTCGCATCAAGCAGGGCAAGAAAGTCACCTTTCTTGTCATTCGATATCCTGCCATCTTCGATTGCTTGGTTGACAAGAGATTCATGCGCAGATTTGCGCTGCTCTTTGATTTGCTTCTCAAGCTCTGTAACTTTGTTTTGAAGCGCAGAGACTTTTGCAGCTTCGTTCTCCAGATGATCGATCTGCTGTAGCATCTGACCTTCTGTAGTTGAATTTTTGAATAAATCCTTCTTCTTTAATTCATCAATGAATGCCATATTATTTGATTTTTGTGGCCGAATGCTCAGCCGGTTTGTAAATTCATAAATTGCCTCGTTGCTCAAGCCATCTTCAGGCTTTGCCTCGTCGATGTCGTATATGGAATCTATGAGACCCATTGCAAGTGCTTCCTGTGCGGTAATCCAGTGATCCGCACCGTCAAAATACTTCGATGACACCTCCGCTGCAGTGAGTTTGCAACGCTCTGCAATCATACTGCAAAGGGTGTTCTGAATATTATCTGCAGTCTCAGCTGCTTCTCTCATCTCCTTTGCTGTACCATAGGCGCCACCGGACACCTGGTGAAGCATCAGACGGGAGAACCTCGACATGTGGAGAGGCTTGCCGCACAGAGCTATGATGGATGCTATGCTGGCGGCAACTCCGTCCACATATATATTGATGTCACTCCTGGAATGACGGAGGGCGTTATAGATCGCAATGCCGGAGAAGACCTCCCCGCCCAGAGAATTTATCCTCACGTCAATATGCTTGTAGCTCGCCTCAAGCGACATCAGTTCCGCAACAACGGCTGCGCTGTCCACCTTCTCGTCCGTACCTACATATCCATACAGCAGAAGGCAGGCTGTCGAGTCTGCCGATGGGATGATATTAAAAAACTTTCCGCTCATTTGTCCGTCTCTTTTTCTGCAAAAGTGGCTTATATGCACGTCAGAGCCAAATTTCAAATACTTTAAGGTCCCAGAAATGACCTTAAAGGTCTGAAATACGACCTTAAAGTGCTCAGAAATGACCTTAAAGTTTTCATAATTTGGCATAGAGAGGCCTGCAAGCCATATTTGCAGAAAAAGTTTTAGGCTATGGCTAACATTAAGAACGATCAGAAGAAAAACCTTGCACGCGACCTGTACGTGCTCGGCACTTACACCCTTGAGGAAATTGCCAGCAAGGTAGGCAGCACGAGACAGACAATCAGCAAGTGGGCAAAGGAGCAGTCCTGGGAAGAACTGAAGGCGGGGATGTCTATATCACGGGAAGAACTTCTGAAGAATCTATACAGGCAGGTCAGCGACATTAATGAAAGCATCAACATGAGAGAGCCTGGCGAACGTCACGCAAACGTCAAGGAGGCGGACACACTCTCAAAGCTTTCCTCTGCAATAAAGAAGCTTGAAAGCGATGTCGGCATATCAGACATAGTGGCAGTAGGAATACGCTTCACAAATTGGCTTCGCAATGTGGATCTTGACAAAGCAAAAGAGTTCACAATGATATGGGATGCTTTCTTAAAAGAACAGTTCTGATATGACTATAGAAGAGAGAAAAGCCCTGCAGCTGTGGCAGCAGACTGTAGAAGACATCAGCCATCAGACGCCTGTCGAACAAGGAATGTCGAGGGCTGACATAGAAAAGAAACGCATATATCTCGAGGCACACCCGTTAGAGTGGATAAAGTACTTTTTTCCGATGTATGCGAAGTATGATTTCGCACCGTTCCAGAAGAAGGCGATTTCAAGGCTGATAAATAATCCGGAGTGGTTTGAAGTCCTGTCCTGGAGCCGTGAGCTTGCAAAATCTACGATAGTCATGTTTTGCGTTCTTTTCCTTGTTCTGACAGGCAAGAAGAGGAACGTGATACTGGCAGCAGCGACCGAGGATGCTGCCAAGAAACTGCTTGCCCCTTATCGTGCACTTCTTGAAGGCAATAGAAGACTTATCGCCTTCTACGGGGAGCAGATGCAGATTGGACAGTGGAAAGAAGAACTGTTTGTTACGAAAAAAGGTGTATCCTTTATGGCCGTAGGAGCCGGCAGTGCACCTCGAGGCAGCCGTAATGAGGCTTTCCGTCCCGACATTCTTCTTGTCGATGACTTCGATACAGACGAGGATTGCAGGAATCCAGCCACTCTTGACAAAAAGTGGCAGTGGTGGGAGAAAGCCCTTTATCCTACGCGTTCTGTCAGTGAGCCGACCCTGGTAGTCTTCTGCGGAAACATCATTGCAAAAGACACTTGTGTGGCAAGAGCCGGAAAAATGGCAGATCACTGGGATATAATAAACCTTGTTGACAAAAACGGAGACAGCACCTGGCCTGAGAAGAACAAGCCGGAAGACATTGCAAGGATTAAGAAATCAATCAGTTCTGCAGCCTTCCAGGGCGAGTACATGAACAACCCGGTCAGCGAGGGCAAGATATTCAAGAATCTGCCGTTCGGCAAGATACCGTCACTGAAGCGGTTCCCTTTCCTTATCTGCTACGGAGACCCTGCATACAGCAACAAGAAGGACAAGAGTAACTCCACAAAAGCCGTATGGCTTGTAGGCAAGCTGAAGGGCACATACTACATTATCAAGGGCTTTCTGGCAAGAGAAACAAACGCCAATTACATAGACTGGTTCTTCAGTATCCGGGACTATGTCGGAATGCAGACTGCCGTCTACTTCTATCAGGAGAACAACACCCTGCAGGATCCGTTCTTCCAGCAGGTGTTCAAGCCGCTACTGAGGGAGGAAAACGAGCGCAGGAAGGACAATCTGTATATCAGGGAAGACTCCAGGGCGAAGATGGACAAGGCAGCACGAATAGAGGCGGCGTTGGAGCCTATCGACCGCGAGGGGCGATGGATATTCAACGAGGACGAGAAGGACAATCCGCACATGCAGGCACTGATACATCAGCACAAGCTGTTCGAGATGTCCCTCCCATACCCTGCAGACGGTCCGGACTGTCTCGAGGGCGGCTTCACAGTCCTGGACAGAAAACTCCGTGAGGAATGTGCCCACAGCGATACCATATCATTCAATGAGATAACCTCGCAAAACAATAAAAGGATGTAACAATGAACAATTTCATCATTCCGGAGGACTACGACGCCTCCATCCGCAGAGACATACTCGACTCCCTCCTCAGAGGAGATTCAACCACACAGCAAGACAAGGCTGTTATCGAGGTATGCGAAGACAGAGCAGTAAGCGAGATGCGCTCATACCTCTCCAAGACATACGACTGTGACGCCATCTTCTCAGCTTCAGGAGACAACAGACACCCGCTGATCCTGATGATGGCAATTGATATCTGCGTATATCATATCTTCTGCCTGCACAACCCCTACAAGATGTCGCAGATGCGCAAGGATAGGTACGACAGAGCAATAGACTGGCTCAAGGCGGTTGCATCAGGAAAGATAACCATCGACGGAGCGCCAAGGCTGCCGGAGGACCAGCAGAAGGGCAATAGCCCATGGCAGATAATATCTGACGATTACAGGCACATGAAATATTAATCAAACAACGTTCAAACACTGTTCAAATGGCACGCAAACAACGTAATATAACATCAGGAGGCATAACACAGCAGCAGAGCCTCCGGAGCGACTACACAAGACTTGACATCATCCTGCAGTCGCCTGAGCTGTTCCACTTCGACATCAGAAGCTATATGAGCTCGCTGACGTCCGCAAAGGCTATTGACTGCTACAGCAGGGCAAGACTCTATGACATGTACGAGTCAGCACTGCTCGACCTGCACCTTACAGGCGTAATCAACAAGAGACTGGTCGGGGTGAGCCGTATCCCTATTGAGTTCAGAAGGGACGGAGCGCCGGACGAGAAGGTGAACACGCAGCTGCGTTCGCCCTGGTTCAGGAGATTCGTAAAGGATGTCCTCTGGAGTAAGTTCTGGGGATTCTCCCTGTTCCAGTTCTACAAGGACGGCGACTGGATAGGCTACGACCTCATAGACAGGAAGCACTATGATCCAGTAAGGAAGGAGATACTAAGGTATGAAACGGACAATTCCGGTATTCCTCTGGACGAGTTCCGCAACATGCTGTATGTGGGCGATGACCCGAGAGAACTCGGGCTGCTAGCCAAGATAGTGCCGATGGTTCTGTACAAGAGGGGCAACATGGGAGACTGGGCGCAGTTCTGTCAGGTCTTCGGCATTC